CCACTGTTAAAAAAAATATTGGAGGGCGGTAATCTAAAGAAAGAGTACGAAGAATACTTAAAATCAAAACTCCCCGAACACACCCTGATCATAAGCAACATAAACGGGGGAGCTAGAAAAGAGGAAACAGTGCTAAAGAGGAAACATCTAAGAGAGTTGGCTGAAGCGGAAGAGAGGAAAAATGTAAACGCAACTCAAGGCTTTGAATACGCAAACAAAGTCGTGGGCCTTAACTTAGACATCCTACTCCAAAAAACACCCAACATCACATTACCAGCCACTAATGACGAGAACGAAAGAGTAGAGATTGAAAAACAAGCTGCAACTCATCTACCAGTGGCTAACACTGTAAGCCTCGAACAAAAATATATAATTAACCAAAAGTTGAAGGAAGATCGAGAACTTTACGATGAATACCTCGGAAAACAAAGTGATGTAATCAAGGAGGGGAAGATATCATCACTTTTCCAACATCAACAACTCCGTGACCAAGTGCTATATAAAAAGACAATGAAAGATCGAATTGAAAGGACAACGAAAGAAAAACTCACGACAGACTTTCGGAATGGTAAGATGAGTGGAAATATTCTTTGGGAAAACTTCCAAAGACAGTTCTTAGATAATAAAAGACGACCCAAATTCGATGAGCAACTTTTCGAAGAGAGCATTTTGGAGAATGAAAAAAACAAATTGGGTTTATCTCTAGACAAACTTAAAACCCAAGAGGACCGAACTGACCCTGAATGGGAAGATGACTTATTAAAATTTTTTATAAAATCTCAATGGGTTAAGAAGAAAGAAAAAATCAACACTGAAGCTAAATCAGGACAGGTACTCGCAGTCTTCAATGCGAAGGTACTACTCACACTCGGCCCATTAGGCAGATATATAACCACCCAGATGAAGAGACTAATGCCAGAAAATGTGATGATATATGCCAGGGAGAACCAACATACTCTCAATAAATTCATCAAGGAAAAATTTGACTTTAAAAGAGAGAGCTTGGAGAATGACTACACTAAGTTTGATCAATCGCAGAAAGCTGAATTTGTACACTTCCAAATCCATCTACTTGAGTATTTAAACATCCCAAAATACTTGATCAAAATGTTCGTTGAGCTTAAACTTGGCTATCATGACGACAAATCAACCATTGACTTCATGATTCTAACAGGAGCATTTTACACTTACATCTTCAACACACTCGATAACATGGCGTTTGCAGCTACCAAATACTCAATACCTATCGAAACACCTCAATGCTACTCGGGTGATGACTCAGTAATCAACGCTCCAGTGCAACCCACAGCCTATTTTAATGAGATTGAGAAGTATTTCCGACTCGTCTCTAAACCCTTATACTCAAAAAGACCCATGTTTTGCGGATACTATTTTACATCTCATGGTATAATTAAGGATCCAATCCTTGTTTACTTTCGACTTCAATTGGCCACTGAACAAAATAATCTGATCGATACGATCGAGAGCATTTACTTCGATCACCTGTTCGCTTATCTACTCGGCGATACATTGTATGACCATATTGAACTAGAAGAGTTGGAGTATCACCAGGCCAACTGCAGATTCTTCACCCAGCACAAGAATTTAAATCGTTACTATCACAAACAAGTAACCCAACTCAACAAAACGCTAAACAATTATATCGAGAAGACTAATGCAATCTGCTCTGTCATCTAAACGAACTGTTTACACTCCAATATACATTCAATACCATAGATTGAATCGTAACATATTTTTAAGGGATGCTTCTATTATTTTATCTTTATTTAATGAAAAATATTAATTTATTATTGGCTTAAGTTTTAACCGAGATCACTGATTATTAATCAGTGACTCTATGG